AGACCGCCCTGATTTTTCGCAAGGTGATATCAAACAGCAATTCACTGATGTTTTTGAAAAACAAAGGGCAATAGAGAAAGCGCAAGAAGACGCGCGAGCAAAAGCCATAAGCGACTTACGAGAAGAATTAGCACAAGAAACCGCGAGCGCTGCTGATGCGGCTGCTCAGTCTCGGTCAGAGTTGACACAAACTTTGGAAGGGCGAATAGCAGAAGCTAGAGAGGCGGCGTCGGCAGAAGTCGCAGACCAAGGCACAGTCATTGAGGACTTGCAGGGAAGAATTGGTTCTTTAACTCAAGACTTGGGTGGCATTTCAAAAACCATTTCTGAGGAACAAGCAAAGCTGTCCGCAGAGTTAAGAGAAAATCAAAAAGGCGCGGTTGATCTAGTTCAAGGAAGGATTGACGGACTTACCGACGAATTGAAAGCGGTTTCTAACTCAGTAGGCGAAGAAGCTGTAGAAACTACGAACAACTTGCGAAACGAAAGAGAGCAGATCGTAGGAAACCTAGAAGGGCAGATATCTACACTCAAAGAGCAAGTAGACACTCTCCCTGTGGATCAAATCCAAGCACGAATTGCTGAAATATCAGAACAATCTGAAAACTTCGTTGCGTCAGCGTCAGAGGAACGCGCAGAACTAGCGCAACAGATTGCTCTATTAGAAGACCAAGGTGTGACGCAAGAAGACTTGTCTGCCGCTTTATCTGGCAGAGCTTCTCTGGAGGATTTAGAGAAATTTCGCGGAGATTACCAAGCCACTGGCCGATTGGTTGAAGAGGCTCTGCAAACTGGACAAACACAGCGAGAAGGCTTGCAACAAAGGGTTCAAGCGCTTCAAGAATCTCAATTGGATCCAGCGAATATTCAACAAGAGCGTCAGACAGCAATAACCTCTGCTTTAGACCCAATTCAAACACAATTGCAACAGATTCAAGGCTCAATACCAGAGCAGATAGACGTTGAAGCATTACGCTCACAAATAACCGCCGACATATTGGGTCAAATGCCACAAGGCGGCGTTAATCCCAACGTATCAGCGGGAGTCGGCGCTGGGGGAGTGCCTTACACTGGCGGAAGCGAAGGGGTGAACATATCGGACGGTATGGCTGACCAAATGGGTTACATACCGGGCGGTAGTGTGCAAGACCAAATTGACTTCGCTGACAATTACCAAGGTCGCGGAGGAACTCGACTGCCAACAACTGAAGGCGCTGCTGAAATGGGAGCGACTCCTTACATTGATGACTTCAACGTTGGCAATGAGATGGGCCAGGGCCAGTTGGATTCGTCGGGTGTGGCGATTGCAGCACCTCCTGCCGTGAACGGAGGCATAGCAACGATCAATCCTGGTGCAACGCAAGCCGCCCAAGCAGCGGTAGTTGCAGCAAATAGAACACCCCCAGCAGTAGCTCAACCCCCGTCAAGGTTTGTTCCGCAGGTTGGTTTGCAGCAATACGGGAGACTACGATAATGCCAAAAGAAAAAATACAAAAAGTAGCCAAGGCTCTGAAAAAAGCGAGTAACACTCACGCAAAACAAGCTGAGACACTTGAGGCTATCAAACTCAAGAAGGGTGGATCTGCGAGCGATGTGCCAAAGAATGTTGCCAATCCGTCGCTGTATCGGAAAGCGCGATCAAAAGCTAAAGCTAAATTTGATGTTTGGCCATCAGCGTATTCTAGCGGGTACATGGTGAAAGAATACAAACGCATGGGCGGCAAGTACAAAGGCACCAAAAAAGCGGAAGGCGGTGAAGTGGCCTTTGATGCAAAAAAGAGCGATTTGGATAAAGACGGTAAGATTTCAAAGTATGAAAGAGCAAGAGGCACCGCAATTGCTAAGAGCATGGCCAAAAACATGAGCCAGGGTGGCAGCGTCTTAGTGCAATCAAGGGGCTGTGGAGCAATCATGCCTAACAAGCAGAAGCAGACGAGGGTGCCTCGTGGCTAAAACCAAAGGCGGCTTGAGCGAGTGGTTCGGCAAAGGCTCAAAAGGCAATTGGGTTGATATCTCTGCGCCCAAGAAAGGTGGCGGTTTTGAGAAGTGTGGACGCAAAAGCACGAAGGACAGTAAACGCGGATACCCAAAATGTGTCCCGGCTGCAACCGCAGCGAAGATGAGCAAGGGCGAAATCAAATCAGCAGTCACGCGAAAACGTGCGAAGAAACAAGGGGTTGGTGGCAAACCTACTAACGTCAAAACGTTCGCAGCGCAGGGCGGTGCTGTATTGGTTCAAAGTAAGGGTTGTGGGGCGATCATGCCCAGTAAACAAAAAATGACGAAAGTCCCAAGAAGCTAGGAGACACAAATGCCATCAAAAAGAGCGGGTAAAAACGTAAAAGGGGCGAGTCCGCAGGAAATTGCCCGACAAGCCAAAAAAACTTTTGGTTCTGTGGGCAAAGCTGCAAAAAAAATCAATGACATCGCAGCAAGTAAAATTACTGTGCCTTTAGCTCGCAAGTTAGTGAATGAAACCAAAGGCGCGGTCAGCGATCTCGAAGCAAAACTTTTTACAACTGGAGCAGTAGAAATGAAAAAGGGTGGTGGAATGAAAGCTAAAGGCATGATGAAAGGCGGTGCCATGAAGGCTAAAGGCATGATGAAAGGCGGTGCCATGAAAGCCAAGGGCATGAAAAAAGGCGGCAAGATGAAAGCCAAAGGCATGGCAATGGGTGGAAAAATGAAGACCAAAGGCATGGCCAAAGGCGGCAAGATGAAGACTAAAGGCTATGCTGCTGGTGGTGCGCTGAAAGGTCGTGGCCCCTCAAAGAAAAATACAGGTTTGTTTGGTTAAGGATAAGTGCCATACCTACAATCGAATATTCCTCACTTCAAATGCTGGGTGAGGAAGGAGTACACGCACAACCATCAAAAATACCATGGCGAGTTTTTACACGCGATGGCGATTGCTGTGACAACCATGCCGACTCGGTGTCTGAGCTTCCAAGTTATATTTACTGGTGCAGAGACTTATGACGAAGAGAATGAGCCGAATGTTACGGGTGGAGCGATGTGGGCGAGGATGCCAATCACTGCGTTGGTTGGCGATACGCACTTTGAGGAGTGGCCAGAGCCTATGGCTGTCTGGGCGGCGCAACCTTGGGATTGTTCTTCTTATAACCACGCTGTTTATGTGTTGGATCGCTGCACACCCTGTCCGTGGCTGGCGAAAGTTGACGGAGAGTTATATCCAGCGAAATACCTTTTCACCGTAGATTATGCAGAAAACGAAATCGCTGATGATCCAGCACAGCACAAACAGTCGCATGTTATGGAGTTGCTTGATGCTGGGCCATGGACAGGAAACATCATCGCTTTGCCCAACAACAGAGTAAGAGTCACCCATCCAGCATGGTTTGAAACCGGGGAGGGCGCGCCAGATTTCCGACCATCACAGTATATCCATTATTCAAAATCCGATTTAGACTACACGCTTGATACTCAACAAATTTTCAACAACTTGTACGCTGAAGATGAAACGCCGAAAAAAGGTAAGAAGTAATGGCAACAAGCGGCACGAAAAGTTTTGAACCAGATGTAGCAATTTATATCGAAGAGGCGTTTGAGCGTTGTGGCTTAGAGCTACGCACTGGATATGATCTGCAAAGTGCTACGCGCTCAATGAATTTGTTGTTAGCGGAATGGGCAAACAGAGGCTTGAATCAATGGACGATCAGCCAGAAAACCATTTCCATGGTCAAGGACACTGCAACTTACACGATTGATAGCACCAACCCTACAGCTACTATCGACGTAGTAGATGTTTTCATTCGCGAGACTCTTCAAGGCACGACTACTGATGTCCCTTTGAGCCGTTTATCTCGAGCGGAATACGCGAACATCTCAACCAAGTCTTCTACTGGCAAACCAAACCAGTATTTCGTTGATAAGCAGCTTTCTCCCACTGTGACGGTTTGGCCAGCGCCAGACAAAAATAGCACCTATGTCGTTCATCTCAACGTTTTGAGCCGCATGGATGATGCTGATGTAGGCGCGAACACAATGGAGATGCCCTTTCGCTTCTTTCCTTGTTTGACTGCGGGTTTGGCATATTATCTCGCACTGAAGCGCGCACCCGAAAAGGTGCAAATGCTGAAGGCTTTGTATGAAGAAGAGTTTACCCGCGCGTTGAGCCAGGATGAAGAAAGAGCGTCCTTCCGTATTGCTCCTGATGTTCGCAACTACTACACGCCGTAATGTCCTTCGCAAGTAACAAAAGAGCGTATGGAATTTGTGATATCACAGGTTTCAGATATCGTTTGCGTGATATGAAGAAAACTTGGGATGGACTGTTGGTTGGGCCAGATCAGTGGAGTCCGAAGCATCCACAATTAGATCCCAAACCAGCGCCCAAAGACCCGCAAGCGTTAAGAGATGCGCGACCAGATCAAGCGGCGGATGGTAACGACGGCAACTTTTTTATGGTTTACGCGAATACTGGGAATGCAAAACTCGGTACAACTTTGCAAACATTTGGACTTTCAGCTAGTGTTGGCACTCCAACGGTGACTATTACATGAGTTTTACATTCGCAACGCTCAAAAGCGCGGTCAAAGATTATTTGCAAGTTGATGAAACGACTTTCAATAACAACATCAACACTTTCATTCAAGAGAGTGAGAACCGCATTTTTAAGATGGTGCAACTGCCAGAACAACGTAAAAACGTCAATGGCAGCGTAACATCTAGCAATCGGTTCTTGGCAACGCCAAGCGACTTTTTTGCGCCCTTCTCACTAGCGGTGATCGACTCAAGCCGATACTACTATTTGGAATTTAAGCACCCATCGTTCATTAAGGAGTTTTCCCCAACAACGACGGTGACCGGAAGGCCCAGATATTACAGTCTGTTTGACGATACCGCTTTTGAGCTTGCGCCAATACCAGACTCAGGATATTCGGTTGAGTTGCACTATCTTCACAAACCAAATTCGTTGACGGCTGGCGCTGAAAGCGGAACAACTATTCTCAGCACTGATCATCCAGATCCGCTGCTGTATGGCGCATTGGTTGAGGCTGCAATTTTTCTGAAAGAACCCGCAGACGTAGTAGGCACCTTTGAGAGCAGATTCAAAGAGGGCATAGCCCGGATGAAGAATCTGTCAGAGGGGCGGAACACCAGAGATGAGTTCCGTTATGACTTACTACGGTCTGGGGTTACTTAGTGGAAAAAATAGAGAGTCTTAAAGGCAAAAACGTCGCAATCATTGGTCTTGGTGCTAGTCAAATAGACTATGTGATTGGAGTTGAAAACAGCAAAACTTGGGACGAAGTGTGGGGTATCAACTCTGCGCTGTCGGTTTTTGAGCTAGATCGCGTGTTCATGATGGATCCAGTGAGCAGGTTCCTCGATACCGAAGATGCTGGTAATCAAACCGAAGTGATGCGTCGAGTGTTACCTTCTTACACAAAACCAATTTACACCTGCGAGTTGGATGAGCGAGTGCCAGCACTTGTTGAATATCCGCTTGAAGAAGTAATTGAAGATCAGCGCTGCGCGTACATGAATAACACCACAGCTTACGCTTTGGCGTTCGCGTTGTGGAATGAGGTCAATCAGATAGACCTTTTTGGCATGGATTTTTCGTATAAACACAATTTGCACTTTGCTGAAGCAGGGAGAGCGTGCCTTGAGTTTTGGATTTGTAAGTGCATCAACAGCAACATAACTGTGGGCGTAAGTCCTAGATCTTCATTGCTGGATCAAAACGTGCCTTTGGAGGAAAGACTGTATGGGTATCATAGGCTTGATAACCCAAAGGTGGCGATGCCCACGCCAGCAGATGAGTGGATGGTTTGTGATCGGTCAGAATTAGCGAAAATGGTCAAAAAGCATAACCTTCCCACTGTAGAAGTCCCATCGTCACCAGAACCATACAAAGGGTAATCATGCTAGAAGATAAAATAGGCTTGGGACTAGGCCAAGTCATGGTCTCAACCACACATAATCGAGGCCATGATGCGGAGTTCTGGGCAGAGCAGATCACAAACAAAATAGTGGGCATTTCCTCGCAAGCTGCACCCCACATACGGCAGCAAGCCGAGGCTTTCCGAAAGGATGTTAATCAACTAATATTGCTAGGCATCAAGAACGCCATCGCTTCAGATCGTGTGACAATAAGAGGCTTGCTCGCGAGCCAAGGACATGAAGAGATGGCGAACATAGTGAAGCAATTAGATTAAATAGGAGGTGCGCCATCGCCATCACATCCGCTATCTGCAACTCTTTCAAGCAAGAACTTTTGGTTGAAGGACACAATCTCACAAACGGGGCTGACACCATAAAGCTGGCCCTTTATACCTCATCCGCGACGTTGGGTGCTGGAACCACTGCGTTCGTAACGACAGGTCAATCTTCTGGAACTAACTATAGTTCTGGAGGTGGCTCTCTTACTAACGTCACTCCAACCTTATCAGGCTCGGTGGCGGTATGTGATTTCAGCGATTTCACATTTGGCACAGCCACAGTGACTGCGAGAGGTATGCTACTTTATAACTCCACCAATTCCAATAAGGCGATAGCTGCCGTGGACTTTGGTGGTGACAAAACAAGTACAGCAGGAGATTTCACTGTAGTGTTTCCTTCTCCTACCGCCACTGGCGCAATCATCCGTTTAGCTTGATGCCTAATGCCACTGCAAAAACTGGATTTTCGTGCTGGTATAGATAAAGAGTCAACCGACTATTCGGCAGGAGGCGGATGGGTTGACGGCAACCTTGTGCGCTTCCGAAAAGGCTTAGTAGAAAAAGTCGGAGGCTGGCAAAAACTCGGAACCAATACCTTTTTGGGTTTGGCTAGAGCTTTGCACTCTTTCATTTCTTTGGGCGGCACTCGCTATCAAGGAATCGGCACCACCTTCAAATATTATGTGGAAGAAGGTGACGCATACTACGATGTCACACCAATTAGAGTTACCACATCCGCTGGTGATGTAACTTTTGCAGCTACTAACGGATCAAGCACGATTACAGTCACTGACACTAGCCATGGGGCGGTGACCAACGATTTCGTAACTTTTTCTGGAGCGGCAACGTTAGGCGGAAACGTAACGGCTGATGTGTTGAACCAGGAGTATCAAATATCTCTGGTTACTGCGACGAATACCTATGAAATCACCGCGAAAGATACAAGCGGCGCAACGGTTACCGCTAGTGGTAGTGACAGCGGAAACGGTGGCAGTTCTGTAGTCGGCGCATACCAAATAAACGTAGGTCTTGATACTTATGTCTCTAGCTCTGGCTGGGGCGTGGGAACTTGGAGTAGCGGAGCTTGGGGTTCAGCAAGTGCTATCAGTTCAACCAATCAGTTAAGGGTGTGGACGCACGACAACTTTGGTGAAAATCTGATCATCAACCCACGCGGAGCCGGGATATTCCGTTGGGTGGAAAACAACGGAACCTCAATAAGAGCTTTACAGCTTTCTGGAATCACTGGAGCTAATTTGGTGCCGACAGTGGCGCTCCAAGTCATAACATCAGAAACCGATAGGCATTTAGTGGTGTTAGGCGCAGACCCAATTTCGAGCGGATCTCGCACTGGAGTCATTGATCCGATGCTTGTCGCATTCTCATCTTCTGAGGATGAACTGGATTTTGAGCCAACAGCCACCAATTCAGCGGGAAGCGTAAGGTTGTCTACTGGATCGTTCATCGTGGGCGGCATCAAGTCGCGTCAAGAAATCCTAATTTGGACTGACACCAGCTTATACAGCATGAACTTCATTGGGCCGCCGTTGACCTTCGCAATCAATTTGGTGAACGAAGGCAGTGGTTTGATCGGGCCAAAGGCAGCGGTAAACAGCCCCAACGGCGTTTATTTCGCATCCAAAACTTCATTCTATTTTTACAACGGAGCAGTGCAAAAACTTTCATGCGCCGTACAAGAATACGTTTTCAACGATCTTGATTTAGGTCAAGCGTTCAAGTGTTTTATGGGCATGAATACAGAATATGGCGAAATGTGGTTTTTCTATCCCAGCCTTGAGGATGCTACTGGTGAGATAAGCAGATATGTAATTTACAACTACGAAGAAGGCAACTGGAGCGTAGGCAGCTTGGTTCGTTATAGCTGGTTAGATAGTGGAATTGAGGATTTGCCAAGAGCCGGAGCGCAAACCTCTGGCACCAACTGTTTGTTTGAACATGAAAAGGGATATGACGATAACGGCTCGCCGATGAGTGGGGTGTTTATTGAATCTGGTGATTTAGACATCGCCTCCGGTGAAAACTACAGCTTCGTTAAGAAAATTATCCCAGATATGAAATTTCAAGTTGATCCAACTGTTTCAAACACGCCAGCGATGAACATTGTTGTAAAGCGTCGCGATTTCCCCGGACAATCATTATCCACTGACTCCACTACGCAAGTGTCACAAACCAGCACGTTTTCTTCTCTGAGAACTAGGGCGCGCCAAGTGGTTTTCAGATTTGAAAGCGATGATGACAATGACGCTATCAACCAAACTGGATATAAGTGGCGTTTAGGTTCCACGCGAATTGACATACAACCCAGCGGCAGGAGATCGTGAGCAAACTACTTGAGACGAGGTTACCACTCGCTCAAGGAGAGTCAGTTGATTCAGCGACCTTCAACCGCCTCATTCGTGTTTTGGAATTGAACCTCAGTGGCGTAGACATAACCATTTCGCCACACTTCAACGCAACAGAAATCAGTGAGTTACAGTTTGCGACAGGTGCGATAATATTCAATTCAACCACGAGCATCCATCAGGCTTTTGATGGCACTGCGTTTCGGGATTTGTATAATCATCAGACATATCCTATCGGTGTGGGAGCTACGTTTGGTATAGGAGCGGTAACGGTGACAATATCATGAATAGGTTTTTAGAAGCTCGGATACAGAACATGATGGAGCCAACCAGCCCAATGCGCTTTGAGGAAGGCGGGATGGTTGAAGATCCTTTGACGCAAGAAGAGTCAATGGAATATACGTCGGCCATGCAAGAGCCTGTCGATAAAGATGCTGACCTACGACAAGCTATTGAGGAACTGATGGTTGCTCGAGACACTGCTGAAGATCCTTTTGAAGCCAGAAAGGCAGAGCAGCTTATTGAAGCCGCTCAAATAAGCCAAACCGCTCCTCTTGCTGACGCAGCATTACAAGTTTCTCAAGCTGGTCGCGGTGGTGACTCCACACTAGCTCACCTCACGCCCGGCGAAGTGGTGCTTCCTGCTGAGATGATGGACGATCCTCAGTTTGAATCCGCCGTTGAGAATCGGTTTAAGAAGGTAGGGTTGAACCCAGAAGAATATGTGGTGGGGTTAGGCATCGCCTCATTGAACCCTCAAACTGGGCTTGAAGAATTCTTCCTCAAAAAAATTGCTAAGTTCGGCAAAAAACTATTCAAGAAAGTTGTCCGACCTGTCGCCAAAGTCGCGCAGTTCGTCCCCGGTCCTTGGCAAGCACCTGCTGCACTGATTGCAAAAGCCGATACGGTCTACAAAGTTGCCACCGGTGAAGCAAGTCCACTGGCTTTAGCAACTCTCGCAACTGGCCCAAAGATCTTTGGAGACGCTGGAGCCATAGCAAACATCACAAAAGCTGGTGGTGAGGGAGGCTTCCTAAGTGGTTTGGCAAGTTTAGGCTCACAAGTGCCAGGAGCCTTGGGAGATTTGGCGACCAATTTACCCAGCAACATAGCAAGCGGAGTCGGTAGTCTGATTAGTGATCCGACTGGGACTATTAGGAGCGTGATGAGCGGTGCTGGGCTTCCCGGTGGCCAGGGTGTTTTTGGTACAGATCCGTTAGCAGCTATGGATCAGTTAGATGCTATTGCGAAAGCTGATCCAAAATTGGCAGAGCAAATAGATGCACAGTTGGGTAAGGGCAAGTCTCCGCTTGAAATTATGAACAGTTTAGCAAGCGCTGCATCTGGCCAGCCAGACGGCCAAAATGTGCTTCAACGAATAGGCAGCGCCCTTGGTTTTGGTGGGGAAGGACAACCCTCATTTGGTAGAGCGTTAGGAATAGGTGGTATCGGTGCCGTATTGGCTAAATTAGCTTACGACGAAGCCAAAAACCGTAAAGGTGTACCGTTGACGCCGTTGACGCAAGAAACGGCCACTGGCAGATACAATATAGAAGCAGAGATTGCGAGAAGAATGGGGCAACCCGCGCCCAATCCTGTGGAGTTTGGTTTGCTACCAGCAGGGGCGCTTCCGCAACTTGCGGGTGGACGGCCCACACCTACTCGCGAAAGAACGCCACCCATAAACGACACGCGATACACCTCGGCTGACCGCCTTGATGTGATGCCAAATGTGATGCCAGATGCGAAGCCGCTTATGGATCCCGGCAGAGGTACGATACCCCCGCGCATGTACAAACCCGCGATTATGAATAGAGGCGGCATGGTTATGCCCATGACTTATGCGAAAGGCGGTAACGTAGCGGCAGAAG